CATTATTTGTCCACAAGTATACACCTTCTGTATCAAACTTGTGAACTTTTCCATTTGCAGAACCTACCAAAACACCATCTTCGTTTGGTAGTGCCAAACAACAAAATGCATTTGTTGATGGTAAATCTGAGGTAAATTTTGTGAAATAAAGTTCGCCGGTTATATCAAGGCCAGTTAACAAATTATGTTCGCCTACAAAATAAGGAAATCCTTGGTCATCAACAGTAATATCTACGGAACCTACCGCATCTTCAACCATGGAACTCCAAACATTTTGTCCAGAAAAATTAAATTTGCTAACTAAAGTTGAAAAAGTACTTGGAATATTTGTTAACAAATAAACATTGTTGTTTGCATCAATGTCTAATGATTCAGCAAAACTACCATATGAGGTGTTTGCTGGTACAGAACGTGTCCAGAATATTTCACCTGTTGTATCAAACTTTACAATTGTTGATTGTGGGAAACCTGTGGTTTCATTTTGTGTTGTTAGTGCAACATAAATGTTATTGGCCGAATCGTATGCAACACTATGACCATATGTATTGGCTGTTTGATTTGCTAATCGGCCATACAATAAACCCCAAACTTTTTTGTTATGACGGTCATTACCAAGTTCCACTTTTGTATTACTATACATTAAAGTGTTTGTGAAACTAATGTCACCTAAGAAAACAGTATTTGCTTTATTGAAAGCACCTTGTGCCAATGTAGAATTATTTAATGACTGTAAATTTGCGGTATTGGCATTATTAGAAACGCTGGTGTACAACTCTGTAAAGTTGTTATTTGTTTTAACAAAAGCGGTTCTTAGTGTATCACCTTTACCGTCATTTGCTCTAATACCAATATTGATAGTTTGTTTAGCCATTTATTTCTCTCATTTGGGGTTTATTGATTTGCGGCCTTGTTAATTGTCAAGACTTCATTTAGTGTATTGTCAACCTTAGCGTCAACTTTATCGACAGTCATAAAGTCGATATCTGTAGAAACTCTACCAACAGCATCAACTTCAACAAATTTCAATGGGTTCAAGTTATATGAAGTGAAGTTATAATTTGCTAAAGTGTTAATACCGTATATAGGTTTATCGGACACAAAGTTTCCTGTTAATTGTTTTAGTCTTAATATGTTGTCTGTGAATTGAACAACAATACCAGTTGCTGTCGTATCATCTGATGTGTATCCTTGATACACTGTTTCACCAACTTTATAGGTGCCAAATCCTGAATTTAAGTTTAAATAAAACTCTACAGTATCCGTGTCTGATATTAGATTGTAAACCGACACAAATGCACGATTGATAACACCAACTTCTGTTGATTTACCAAACACAAAACCTTTTACTGTAAAATTTAATGTCCAGATTATCATTCTGGTTTCATTTTCTCGTCCACCTTCATATGTTATTTCATGTGAAGTTGAATTTAAAATAACAGGTACTTCTTTAATGATACCCATTTCAGGAATCAAATTTAATTTAATTGTGTAATCTGGTGTAAAATATGGCAATATGTGTTCAATAATTTGTGTACCATCTTCAATGTTTCTTACATAGATGTATAAATTAAAATCAAAATTATATGGCACGGGATTGTATTGTGCAATGACTCCAGTGGCTACATTTGTTCCTGCAAAATTTTTAATGTTTGTATTTTGTTTTCTACTAGAATCATATGTCAATCCTTGCATTTCAAAAGACATTCTTGGTAAAGCTATTTGAACTTTTTTATCCAAGTTCGAATCTTCTTCCAAGCGCATGACATAACGTTCTTTACTTGCGTATGCAATAGGAACAATAAATCTTTCTGATTCTGTATTGTCTGGCTTAAATCTGTATAGTGTTATGTTGTCAAAGAGATTACCAAATCCAACAACTAATTTTCTGATGACACGGTTATATGTTGCCATTATATTTTTCCAAACGGATTAATTTCTGTAAAATCTATAATGTTATCAGCATTTTCAGCCAAATAATCATTGTCATACGATTCATTTCTTGTGCTATCTTTTAATGGATTATATGATGATAGATAGTATTCAGCGTTGCTTGTTGCACCAATAATTGCAACGTTATTGGCAAATTCACCAGCAACATTTGTTACTTTTAGTATGTCATTAACCGTGTTCCATTCTTGGACTATCGCAACAACAGATGCGTTTGCTTGTGTACCATCTATGGACTGAAATACAATTTCCCTAGGTTCATATGTTCCTGTACCAACACCAGTATTTAAATCAATTGTGTAACTTGATTGAATCATTACATCATCAATATCTTCCACACCAGTGTCGATAACTTCCTGTGAGTATTTGAATTTCTCTAATTCCAATTCATAGAAATATGGAATCTTGCGACCCAACATAAAGAAGTCTTTGGTTTGATTGGTGAATTTAATTTCAAACAACTCACCAGTACCATTTAAGAATGGTACATAGATCAAATCACCTTCGCGTGGCCTATTGAACTTATCTTGCGGAACTCTTTGAGAGAAAGAACGCTTTGACAATATGATATTGATATTGTTTTTAATTTCAAGTCCAAATTTTGAAAAGAATTCTCTTTCACCACCATACTCCATTGAGCTTGATAGATAAAATTCTATTGGAAATGCTGAACTGAATTTTTTAATTGGATCTTCACCATAAAGAATGTCTCTATCGGTTTCATTTTCAATAGGCAGATAGTAGGCGTCATATCCTTGGATTTTAATACTCTCTACAATCAAATCTTCTATTACTCTTTGTTCTGCAAGAGAGTTGTAGTTGTTGAAATACACCGAGGTCGCCATGATATTATCCTAACTTTTCACAAAAATAATTTTTGTGGTGTTTTCTTAAACCGCTAGCCACAATTGACATTTTTGAACTATCCAAGTTATTTTCCTTACAATATTGTTGTAAATTTTTTATTTTTATTTTTGTTCCGTCTGGTCTGGTTATTAACCAATTTCTACTATTACTCTCGGATATTTTATTTTTCCATTCACAAGGACGGCCTTTTAATGACTCACTCATTTTTAATTTATATTCGTCAGACCATTTACGACCTAAATTTGCTTTGTGTCCTACTGGTGGTCTAGATTTTTTACCAGACATTACAAATAGTTCGTGTAACAATTCTTCTTTACCAATAATGCCAGCTAAACCTTTCCAAGCTAATTCATCTTGTTTATGTCCATATTTTTCCCACAAAACACGATGAGCTTCCGCATGTTCTTCTACGGTAAGTTCAATTAAATTGGATGGATCATTTGTTCCACCCATATGTTTTGGAATAATATGGTGTTGGTGTTTCATATTAGTTCATGAACATTTCTAATGGTGCGCCGTACTTGTCACCAATTTCTGCATGAAGTGCATCGATTTCTTCTTTTGCTTCAGAATAAATCTTATCACCATTTAACATTACGCCACCTGGCAATTGAATGCCGCTAAATTTTTTGAGATTGTTACCCCAAGAACGTTTAATGAGTGCTGTTGCATATTCTTTTAACCAACGGTCATTCCATGCCTGCGTATACACATCAGGATCAATCACCGCATAGCATTCTGCAATGACTGTTGTACCGACTGGTGCTTCATTGCGACCCCAACCCCAATCAATATAAAGTCTTTGCATATGTCTTTGAAATCTAATAGGAACTTCACCAGAGAATAGTTGTTCCAACATGCGTAGATGTTGTAATGTCAATGTGTAGTTAATGTAAGATGCAGAGGTGAAATCATACAACTCATTTAAACGAAGTTGATATCTCAAGTCAAACATATTAACCTGAGATTGTGAATCGGAAACTGGAAATATTCTGGTTATACCGGCAATCTGTAGTACATTGTTTGATGAATCTCTGGCTTGAGATATGTCCAAGTATCTATTATTAACATCTGTTTGGTCTATTCGTTTAATGTAATATACTTTTTGTAGGCCATCAAAGTGGTAGTCTTGCCAATATTGAAGTGCATCATCAATACGGTCTTCTACCTGGTCGTCATCAACGTTGATTTCAATTACTGGAAACCCTAGTCTACGCAGGCAGTAGTCCTTGAAAGCCGTTCTTGTTGTGATTGTTTTCGCCATTATATCCCCCTATCAGGATATTTATGTTCGTTCATAATCAAGGATAATTATTGATACAGATAACGAACAATAACGATACCTGAACCACCAGATCCTGCTGTTACTCCGTTAGCGCCGCCGCCACCGCCTCCAGTGTTTGTGCCTCCACTGCCAGCAGAAGTTGTAGAACCATTTCCTCCTGAATTTAGTGCCGAACCTCCACCTTGGCCTGTGCCATTGACTATGTTTGATGAAGCTTGTCCGCCGCCACCACCGCCGGTGCCTCCGTTTCCAGGACTGTTTGTAAAAGGTGATGTGGTAAAACTAGAAAAACCTCCTCCACCACCTCCCCAATATAAAGAACTGCCGTTGATACTGTTTAGTGTTCCTGCTCCACCAGAACCACCAACTCTTTGTGTACTGCCATTACCTCCAGTGCCAGCTGAACCGCCGCCGCCAGAACCTGTGGCACCTGCAGGTGAAGTGCCACCATTACTTCCTTGAAGTCCCCTGCCAGCTGCCAGTACACCACCAGAATATGATGAACCTCCGCCTGACCCACCGGTATAACCTTCAAATGGAGGAGTGCCTGTACCGCCGCCACCGCCGCCACCTCCACCACCTAATGCTAGTATGTTATATGGTCCACCAACGAAAGATGAAATGGTGCCGCCACCCACTGCATTTGGAGCTCCTCCACCACCAACAGTAGCTGTTACCGTTGTAACAACTGCATTTGCATTTTCTGTATAAACATAACCACCTGCACCACCACCAGATCCACCAGTAGATTGCCCAACACCACCTCCACCACCAACACATAAAATATCCATAACAGTACCTGCCGGCGCAGAGGTAATTGTGAACGTGGACGTGGTAAGAAATGTGTGTATCTTGTAATTACCAGATGTTGATACTGTACCACCAGTAGCAGTTATAAAACCACCAGCACTACCGCCTGCGGCCGCACTTGAAACTTGAATGTTTTTTGTACTGACTTTACTGGTTGATGTTTTTTTAATTGACATTAATAAATCTCTGAACCAAATGCAGTGAAAGTTACACTAGCTGTATTTGCTAAAACAGAAATAACATCAGTATTTCCTAATGTTACACCTAATGTTAATGATATAGTATCGGATGCTGGTAATGCAGTGTCATATACAATATACTGTGAATTAGCAATTGATGCACCAGCAGGACGACACGCAACCCTAAACACAGCTCCAGTTGTACCAAGATTACATATGTTTAATGTTGACACTACTGCTGAGTTTGCAGCCGGTACTGTATACAAAGTACTCAGTGTTGCAGCTGAAGGATTAACCTGACCTAAAATTTTATATACGGTTGCCATTTTTTATTATTCCTCTATTTCTATCCAAGACTATCCAAGAAATTGTTTTTTCGTCCCAATCGTAAGATTTCCCGTCTGTTGGATTACCTGTTTTCGCCATTATATCCCTCTATAGGGATATTTATGCTTCTGATTCTGTAACAACTGAATTAGAATGTCATAGTTCCGGAGCTAGTGAATACATATACTGTGTAACCACCTGAGGTCGTTACAGACGGATTACCACTACATGTTGCTGTAATTCCAGCAATATGTCGAATAATTACTACACCGGATCCACCTGCACCTGAAGGAGTTTGGCCGCCGCCTCCTCCGCCAGTATTATTGAATCCATCTAATCTAGCGTTAGTAATATTACCTGTCTGTCCTGGTTGTGAACCTCCACCACCTGCGCCACCGTATCCGGCTTGACATCCTGCTCCGCCGCCAGCATAGTATCTACCCGAGCTAGTGATTGCTACGCCTGTGGCTGTGCCTGTAGAGTTTGTATTCATGTGGTATGTACCTACACCACCTAAACCTGAACCTAATGCAACTATATAAGCGCCTGCTGGAATATTTGTTCCAGTAACTTGTGTACCAACATTAATTACTCCAGTATTAACTGCGGTTATAGTTAACATTCCGTTTCCACTGGTCAATGATCCTGTTCCTCCAAAAGCAATTGTTGCATTACTTTTGACACCAATACCACCGAAGCCCATAATAGATGCCGTGCCACCTTGGCCGCCGGCACCGCCGCCACCTGAACCAGGACTGTTACTATCATTTGTGCCGCAATCATATCCTTGTCCGGCAGTTCCTAAACCTTGCACGACCGGATTACCCATGATTTGTGCAGCACCACCGCCACAACCACCGTTACCGGCACCTTCTGTATCATAACGGCGAGGCGAAGCGCCAGAGCTGTTTGGTCCACCAGCACCGCCACCAAGTGACATAATTGTGGCTATGCCAGCACCAGAAATAGATGTATTTGAACCTTTAAAACCAGTAACTTCTTCACCACTAACACTTGCACCACCTGCACCAATTGTAATTGTGTATGATGAACCTATATTGTTGTTTGTTATAGCAGCTTCAGCGCTTGTACCTCGGCCAGAAGCTTCACCCGTAATTGATGAACGATATCCGCCAGCACCGCCTCCACCTGAACCTGGGGCGTAGCCTCCACCTGAACCTCCGCCACCAACAACTATAAATTGTAATGTTGATGGTGCCAACGCTACATCAATGCTAAATGCTCGTGCTACAGATTGATTTTGTCCGTCTGTTACTGTAATTGTGAAATTGTATGTCGTTGTACTGCCAACAGTTGGTGCAGTACCAGTGATTGCACCTGTACTACTATTCAAACTTAATCCACTTGGTAAAGAACCGCTTGTTACAGCATATGATAACGGTGCATCGCCTGTTGCAGTTACTGATAAACTGACACCGGATGTGTTACTGCCAGCAGACCCTATACTACCCGCAGCAGTTGACCAAACAGGAGGAGCACTATAAGTTATGCCATTTGGTACCACACCAATACTACCATCAGTATTATAAACAAATAAATTATATGAACCGGAACTTTTTGCTGGTGTTGTAACCAACAAACTGGTTGAATTTACAAATGTGGTATTACTACAAATTGTTGTGTCTACAAACACATTTGCACCATTAGCAAATCCTGAACCCGTTAGAGTTATAACACTACCTCCACCAGTATCAACAGCTGTTGCGGCACCCGAAAGAACTACTGCTGAAACTTTTATTCCTCCACCACCGCTAGCACTTATTGAAGCCAGTGTTGTTGAATCTATATTATTTGTTTTGATTCTTGTTGTCATTTTTTATACTGTGAATTCAGTCCACGAAAGAGTTTCTTCATTCCATGTATATCGTTTGTCATCCTGAGGCATTGCAACAGGTGCATTCCATTGACATGTATCTTCATCCAATACCCAACTATTAAAAGGTTTTGGTGGTATAAAAGCATCACGCATAGTATCGTAAGTATATCCAATACCAGCATAATTCTTTCTTAGTGGTGTGCCACCTAGTTTGTGTACACCGTCATATGTGTTGTAACTAGTTTGTATAAAAGACCTTGGTTCTCCAAACAATCCAGTATCAACTACATCCTGTTCTATCACTAGAACTCGTGTTACAATATTATTTTCATTTACCTGTGCAAAATGTGCCATCTTTTATCTCTCCGTTAAATGTTAAAATGTTATACTTCCAGATGAAGTGAATTTATATACTCTTAGACCACCCGAAACTAATACGCTTGGACTGCCAGTGGTTGAAGTTGCTGCCGGATATGCACTTGGATAACTGAGTAATACTACTCCAGAACCTCCAGCACCGGATTCACCAGCTCCAAGGTATCCTCGGCCGCCGCCACCTCCACCCGTATTGGTTGCACCAGCTGTCGGGCTTAAAGCTATAATTCTTCCGTCAACACCGCCGTCACCACCTCCACCGGCACCACCATAACCCCTATAAGCAAGATTACTAGTATATGTAGTACCGCCACCACCGCCTGCCAAATATCTGCCTGAACTTGTAATTGCTACACCAGTAGTAGTTGAAGTTGCAGCTACGTTCATTGTATATGTGCCTAAACCACCTGTGCCTGTGCCTAATGCAGTAATATAAGCACCTGCTGGAATTCCTGTGCCAGTAACTTGTGTTCCTACTTGAATTTCTCCAGTTGTTACAGCAGAAATAGTTAGTACATTTGACGAAACAATATTTGCTGTACCTTCAAATGCAGCAGTAATAGTCAATAATTTACCTGGACCGCCTAGTCCACCAGCATTACTGTTTACAACAGTGTCAACACCGTTGGCAGCTGCACCGCCGCCTCCACCACCAGTTGCATAAATACCAGACCCATTGTCAGCAATACCACCACGATTACCAAATCCACCCGTTGCACTGGTAGGTTGCAAAGCATTTCCAAAAGTGGTCATGTTTGCTCCGTTCCACGCAGCACCACCACCACTGCCACCATTTGCGGCATTAATGTATGCGCCATTATAATAACCACCAGTTCCACCGCCTATAGCGGTTTTTGTGGTCATTCCTGATCCTGAAATGACTGTATTTGATCCATTATTATTTGGAGCTGTTCCGCCTGCACCAACAGTAACTGTATAAGTTATACCTGAAGTTACATTCATTGATCCTGTTACAAGTCCTCCTGCACCGCCGCCGCCGCCGGCAATATTACCTGAAGATGAACCTGCTGCACCACCAGCAACCATTGCAAAATCAAGTGATTCTAATGAAACAACTACAGTAATACTAAATGCTCTGTCTGTACCTTGGCCGTTAGCATTAGTTGCTGTTAATGTAAAATTATATACAGTTAGACTACCCACACTAGGAACACTACCTGTTATTGCACCAGTACTACTATTTAAACTTAATCCGGTTGGTAAACTACTACCGGCTTTAACTGAGTATGTAACAGCAGTACTGCTTGTTGCAGCTACTGAAAAACTAAGACCTGTTGCTCCTGTACCCGCAGAACCTATACTACCTGATGCAGTTGTCCAAGTTGGCGCAACACTGAATGATATGCCATTTGGTAACATACCAAATCCGCCGTCAGTATTGTAAACAAATAAATTATATGAACCAGCGCTTACTGCTGTGGTTGTAAATGTTAGGCTTGTTGTATTTACAAATGTGGTATTACAACGAGTTGTATTTACAAAAACGTTTGCACCATTAGCAAATACTGAACCCGTTACTGTAATGGTTTCTCCACCTGCTGGCGAACCGGCCAGCACACCACCAGGATAAGTTATAGATGTAACCTTTATTCCTCCGGTGCCACTAGCACTTATTGAGGATAGTGTTGCTGAATCTATATTATTTGTTTTGATTCTAGTTGTCATATTTTTATCTGGTTTTGCATAAAGTCTTCGGTGCAATAAACGTTATTTATATCTAGAATGTTATGCTACCTGATGTAGTGAATGTGTAATATCTATAACCACTTGCTGATGTTACTGTAGGTGATCCTGTTGTACTAGATGCTAATGGTAATGAGTCCGCAGAAACACTTTGATTACAAATATTAATAGTCGAAACTACTGTACTTGTTGCCGCAGGCACCGTGTATAATGTTGTTGCTGTTGCTGCCGCTGGGTTAGATTGACCCAAAACTTTGTATGTTGTTGCCATGTATTGTCCTTATGCGCCCATTAACAAGAATGGACTTATTGATGTGTCACTGGTGCCACCACCGCCGCCTGCACCGGAAACGAAACTTGTAAATTCAACGTCTGCACCTGCTTCAAATGCGCTGTTAAACGTAAGAACATTACCTGAAACTGTATATGTATTTCTTAATTGCGTAACGCCATCAACCGCAGCAATTACATAATTTTCACTTAATGGTGTTCCACTTAAATTAAATGATGTAGTTACACCATCGCCAACATATACATCGGTAAACATTGTTACGCCGGCCGTATTTGCCTTGTTAAAGGCCGCATTTGCCTGAGCTCTTGCCCAAGAATCTGTACTTGTATTTGCCGCATTAAAAGCTGCATTGGCTCTAACAAAAGCACCATTTGCAAAAGATGCAGCTGAGTTAGCAACTACAAAAGAACCATTCGCAAAAGATGCTGTGGTGTTTTGGGATTCATAAGAAGAATTGGCTGTAATAAATGCTGCATTAGCAAATATTGCACCAGAATTGGCTGTTACAAAAGCACTATTAGCAAAAGACGCGGTGGTGTTTTGTGATGTATATGATGAATTGGCTGCAATGAATGCTGCATTAGCAAACGATGCACCAGAATTGGCTGTTACAAAAGAGCTATTGGCAAAAGATGCAGTGGTGTTTTGTGATTCATAAGATGAATTGGCTCTAACAAAAGCACCATTTGCAAAACTAGCCGCTGCGTTAGCAACTACGAAAGCACTATTAGCAAACAATGCACCAGAGTTGGCCGTATCAAAAGCACTATTAGCCTGAGTTCTTACCCAAGTATCTGTAGAATTATTTGCTTGTAAAAATGCAGCATTAGCTGTTGCATATGCTGCATTTGCTGTATTTCTTGCATATGAATCTGGACTACCTGTATTTGCCGCACCAAAAGCGGCATTGGCTCTATCAAATGCACCGTTGGCAAATGAAGAACCTGAATTCGCTGCATCGTATGCATTGTTTGCTTGAGTTCTTACCCAAGTATCTGTAGAAGTATTGGCTGCATTGTATGCAGCATTTGCACGGTCAAAAGAACTGTTAGCGAAAGATGCAGCTGAGTTAGCAACTACAAAAGAACCATTGGCAAAAGATGCACCAGAATTTGCTTTGTCGTATGCATTGTTTACATAAGATAATAAATCAATATTCTTAATTGTTATGGTTGTTGATTTTAAATTTGCATTTAATGTTGCAAGTTTAAATGAAGCGTCTGTAATATTAATATTATTATTTCCGCCAACTTCAGGTGTATAACCTTCAAACAACTGCCATTCTTTGGTACCAGCATCACGTATGAAACCTGTGTGTGCATTTATTCCATCATTATAGTGTGCTGTAAAACCAATATCAAGTACATCACCAGAATAGTTTCCTGTACCCATGACAAACATTGTGTCATTGGCAACAATTTGTGTTGAACTGGTACTGAATGTATTTCCTGTAATAGAAAGATTACCAGTAATGGTAACATCACCAGAAATTGTACCACCAGCTGAATTAAATTTTGAATTGGCCGCAGTAAATGCACCATTAGCAAAACTAGCGGCCGCATTGGCTGTTAGAAATGCACCGTTGGCAAACGATGCACCAGAATTAGCTGTATCAAAAGCAGCATTAGCTTGAGTTCTCACCCAAGTGTCTGTAGAATTGTTTGCTTGTAAAAAAGCAGCATTAGCATGTGCAAGTGCAGAATTAGCCTTTGCAAATGCGGAAGGAACCAAAGATGAAAAATCTCTATTTGAGTCTAATCTTTCTGGTGGGACTTTTGTTGGCATTACACTACCTTTTTTTATTAGTTATTTTGATATATGGCTCTGGTAAATCGGTATATCTTAAACAATTATTTAGGTTTACATAAAAATTGAAATTTGAATTCTTATTACTCTGTTGGTTCTACGTATTCAACCCAAGATAGTGTTGGTTCATCCCAAACCCAAGACCCTTCAGTTGGCATAGGCACAAGTGGTATAATATTATAATTCTCGTAATCTATTGTCCATGATGGATATGGATTTGCTGCAACCAAATTGTCCAACATTTGTTGTCTTTTTTCATCAGAAATTTTATTAACTGTCCATACGTCATAACAAACACCATCAATGATTTTATATTCTGGTCCTTCAATCACTTCGTCCCATTTAGGAACAGGACTTGCTACACGAATAAATTTACAATACCGTTCAGGTAAATTCTGAAAATCTATACCTGGATAAACCATTTCTAAATTAGATTGTTGTATAGGATGATTGATTGGATTACCTTCATAAATTTCAATACATAAATTCATAATTTTCCTTAATTAAACATCAGTTGTTGGTGCGGGGTATTTATGACGGGCACCCCAAGTTATTCTTACGCCACCAATACCACCATTTGAGCGTCCAGAAGTAAAGTTATTTCCTGCGCCGCCGCCTCCACCACCAAATTCACCGCCTTGACCAGTGCCTGCCGGTGCGGCACCATTTGTGCCTCCACTACCTCCTATACCAGCACCAGTAAGTGCTGATGATACTTGACCAGTATCCATGTTGGCATCTTTGCCTGTTCCGTATATTCCGGTGCCGCCGCCGCCTGCACCCATTGTTAATGCTGAACCGCCCGTACGGCCGCTACTTGACCCCCCGGTTAATGAGTATCTATTAGCTACATAAGGTGTTGGATAGTTTCCGTTTTGAATCGTTCCGGCACTTCGGCCGGCACCACCTGCTGTTCCTTGATATCCAGCTGCGCCACCACCACTACCTCCTTGTGCAGTGGTTGATGAACTACTTGCTCCACCTGCGCCACCTAATGCACCACCACTACTTTTAGCTGATGAGTGTACAGAAAATGTGCCACCTACCGATAGACCACCAGAAACTGCTCGGGCACCTTCACCTCCACCGGCTGTCAACAGTGTTAAATTTCCACCAAATACTTGATCTCCAGAAGTGTTTAATGATCCCAATGTTTGTGATACGCTTATGGTGTATGTACCTTCATTACCAAGTTCACCTGTTTGAAATCCGGTTATCGTAAATGGTGTTGCACTACTTACATTCATTCCAATTGTTATTATTCCTGAACGTACTCTTGTTACATACAAGTTGGTGCCTGATATAAAACCTTCGAAAGAAGCATTTCGAACAACAGTACTATTTCCACCTGCTTGTGCAGAATTCAATGCATTTGAATTTCCAGCGGCACCAACAACAATATTAAATTGTTCTCCGGGTTTACAATTAAAATTTCCCCAAGCTAAACCACCTCCAGCACCTGAGCCTTTGCCTGTCGTACTGCTACCCTGCATACCGGCGCCACCGCCACCTATAGCACATACTGAAAATTCGGTTACTCCTGCAGGAACAATCCATGCATATGCTCCTGGTGTAAAATAATTTTGTTGACTATTTGTTACCGCATCTGAACCATAATAATTACCTGTATTTGTTGAAGGGTATCCTCTGCCTTCACCCCATATTATTCTAACACAACCTCTTGCCCCAAAACCGGAACCTGTACCAGGATTTGAGTTTAAACCGCCGCCACCGCCGCCGCCGAACAATCCACCGTTTTGCGAAAATCCGGCCGCACTCCAAGATGATGCCAAACACTGCGCTTGCGGGCTCATAAAACTTGTTATTGGTAAACCATCAGAGCCACCGGCTCCGCAAGAACCACCCGTTGCAGCTGCGGCTGATCCGCTTGTGCCTTGGCCCCACGGACCTGTTCCTCCACCAGCACCTCCGTTATTGCTGGTTATGCCTCCGGAACCACCACCACCGCCACCAAGAGTACCAGCTGTATATCCAGTAGTATTAGTTCCACCAACTCCACCTGTCATTGTATCTAAGTTTTGATTCGCTGCATATCCAGCTGCACCACCTCCACCCGAACATCTTTCGGAAGAGGCCGCGGTAGTCACGAATGATGTTCCACCAAAACTATAAGAACCTTCTGCTTGCGAACCTGTAAGACAATTGTTTGTGCCATTAATTAATGCTGTAGTGGGAGATGTACTGGCGGAACCTCCAAAGTTACCACCTTGGCCGCCCGCAGCACTAATTAAATTTGTGGCGCCTCTAAAAATAGAAGATTGTCCGCCATTTCCTCCGACTGTTCCGGTGAGTGTTCCATTGGATCCGCCAGCACCTACGGTAACAGTAAGTGATTCGCCTGGTTTTACTGCTATTTTGTTGCTCCAAGATAATGAACCACCATTGCCTCCGGCTGCAGGTGATGAAGCATGAGCTGCACCACCGCCGCCGCCACCAATACACACAACATGTATTTCAAAAACTCCTCTAGGTACAATCCATGTAAAAGTACCTGAACTGGATGTCCATTCTTCTTGGCCAGCTAAAGCTACATAATTCACCGCATTATTAATAAATGTTATACCTGACATATTAATCAGTATAATAAAATGTTATTTTCAAACCTTTTGCACCAACACCAGCAGCGATAATATCAACAGTAATTTCCGCATCATCTGCAATTGAGGTTGTTGTTAAAGTTGTCGGTGTTGCCGCTGTCGTACTTGTTTTTTCTGTTGCATCTATGGTTAATTTATTTGCACCAAGTATTGTTGTGCCTACCAATTTAATATCAACGTTAACTAAACCAGATGTTGATGCAACGTTCAATGATGCTCTAGGTATAGAAGTTAATGTCATTGCAGAAGGTGCTCTGAATGATGCTCTAGCAGCACTGACTGTTAAGTTTGATGTGTCGTCTGTAACTGCAAAAATTATAATTTCAGAATTTGCTTTTAAGAAAGCTGCATTAGCATGTGTGTATGCAGCATTAGCAAATGAAGCAGTTATATTTTGTGCGATATAGGATGAGTTAGCTGTTATGAAAGATGCATTGGCTGTATCTCTAGCCCAAGCATCTGTAGTACCACCACCGCCGCCTGTATTTGCCTGAGCATAAGCAGCATTAGCTCTATCAAAAGCCGCATTAGCAAAAGATGCACCGGAATTGGCTTGACCAAAAGCTCCGTTGGCAAATGAACCAGCTGAATTTGCCTTGTCGTATGCATTGTTTGCTTGCGTTCTTACCCATGCATCTGTACCACCAGTATTTGCTTGAATGAATGCTGCATTGGCTGTAATGAATGCGGCATTTGCAGTATTTCTGGCATAAGCATCAGCTCCACCACCTGTGTTTGCTTGAGCATAAGCAGCATTGGCTCTATCAAATGCTGCGTTGGCCAAAGATGTTATTACGTTAGCATCCGCAGGCACCCTTGTCCATGTACCATTTGTACTGTTGTAGGTATATGTTATACCGTTTACTACTGCCGTTTGGCCATTGGTTGGGGAAAGTGGAAATGACATGGTCTATTTATGGAGAATTTATAAATGCAACAGTTTGTACGGCGCCCGTGAGTCCGTCAGCACTAAATTGTTCTG